CGTTGAGCGCTTCTCGCAAAGCATCTTCTAGTTTCTGAGCCTCGCGGCTCGTTCGGGCCGCAAACAACCGAACCTTTATCTCGTCTATCAAAGCTTCACGTCTTTCGGCGGCCTCTAGAACCTTACTTATGGTAACCCCTTTCACTTTACGCAGCCCGTACACGCAGGCTCACGCTCACTCGTAGTGCTGCATCGCCTCAGCGCGCGACGTATCATAGGCGATGCGCGATTCCTCGATGCAGTCCTCTTGTGTGTCAGGCGATGCGTCGCGCAACGCGATGGCGTGAATCGTCGCCACATCCACGCCGTACTTGAGACTGAGAACCCAAGCCGCTTGTGCTATCGAGCGCGCCGCGCAATCAATCACTTTGCCTTGCGCGTCTTGCCCTTGCCAGCACTCAACACGCTCCATCATTTCCATTGCGTACTTGTCTACGTTCATCGACAGACCCATTATGCTCTCCGTCCTTTCACTTTACGCAGTCCATACGCTGCGTTATCACTCCTCAGTGAATCAAGAACCTGACACCCTTGACGTTGGGCAGGGTGCATAGCCCACAATCTAGACAGCCCTTGGCCTTGCCTACTTGCACCGGACAGATAGGCAGCTTGAAAGCGCCATCCGTTGTTTCAATTAGGGCGATAGGCTTCACGTCGTCAGATGTGCCATCGCTCTGCATGATGTTGAAGCGCCCATGAAACTCGCGCCACACATCATCGATGCGCGCCTTGATAGCGCCTTGCCGATGAGTATACCCGTAGATGTGAAGCAATGGCCGTGTCTCTAGCTGCTCACGCCAGAAGTCAACATACTCCACGCTGAAGAAGTCGCCGAGTATGTGCAAGCGCACACTGTAGCCCGTTGCACTGTGCTTTGTGTCCAGCTTGTCTAGCTCGACAGTCAAGCGCGCCATCAACGCGAGTCCACCATCCTGAGTCACATCGAAGCGATGCGCGAACGGCATGTTGTTGCCATAGCACACATCCCAAGCGTTGCATGTGCGCTCGCACGTCGCGCGCTCCTCAAGCGTCAGCGAGTACAGTGGCATTCCCTTGAACGCACCCGCCCGCCATTCGCGTAGCTTGCCTAGCTTCGTATTGTCCATCGAGCGTTTGAGCACGTTCACGTCCGACACCGGCTTGACGGCGCTGTAACCACTGGGCGTGTCTACGAACTGTGTCCGACCTCGCGCGCTTGCGGTTGCTTTGTTCATGCGTCACTCTCCTGCTGTTAGTATCGGCGCGCTCGTCATGTTCTGTTGCGCGCGTCGCCAGTTGTGCATCATCTGCTGTTCGACCGTGCTACATCGTGTGCGATGCGTGTTGTGTGCGCGGGCAGTCATACGGTCTCAGGTTCTTGGGATTGCATGGATAGCTACGCCAGAACGTGTGACCGCACTTGCACACTATCAGGAATCGCATCACCTAACCTATCACCTCTTCAAGCGTCACTGATTCGCCTTTGTTGCGCGCCATGATAGCGCGTTCCATTGCGGCGCTCCTCGCCTCGGGTAGCCGAGTGAACATCGCTACTGGTACGCGGTCAACTGAGACAACATAGGCGTTGTGCGCTGTGAACACTTTGATAGTCATAGCTCGGCGCTCCTAAGTGTGTGTCACTATCGGATTGAGTGACTAGGACAACGCGCTAGCCTAGCTGTCACGAGTGACAATCCGGCATAGACTAACGCGCTGATAGCTTGTCATTCAATCATCATACAGGGGTAGGGATTCGGCGAGTGCCTAGATGTACGGGGTGTCAATCCCGTAGGCTCATCGTCGCTCGTTACCGCGCCACGTTCACCCGTTCTGAGTATAGCCGAGCATCCTGGCTGATATGGCCTCTCATGCCATATGGTCTACGCTCTGTCACCCTTGCCTAGCCTGTTTTGGCTAACTCACCGGATAGTGAGCGGTCTAGCTTATCGAGCGTTCGCATCCCTGTTCGGTTCGCTTGAGTGTTCGCAACACCCGCGCTACCCGTTGACCTTCTAACTGTGTTCTGTAGGTATCACCAAGTCCCTATGTGCTACATCCCCGCATTACCTTGCGACGTTCTACCTACGTTGTAGGTATCGGCCAGTGCTTTGACTTCTGAATACCCGCGCCTACTAATGTTCGGCGTTCATCGGGTGCTCTGTTCGCTGCTTCTGTTCGATCCTTACACTAGCATAATCGGCGGATCGAGCCTGACATTGCGCTGATTGTGTATTGATTGTATGAACAAAGTGTAAACTCTAGCTAGTCCCTGATAAGTGATATGCTCGTTACACTACTAGCTAGCGAGCTATCGAGGATGCCGCGCTTGCTAGCTCGCTTGCGAGTGAGCGATGATCAGCGCCACACTAGCTCGCTAGCGAGCTAGTTAGCGCGCGTCCGTCTAGCTTCGCTAGCTCGTATGCTAGCTTGACACACTGGTATCATGCGAGCTACTATGTGTGTATAGCAAGCGAGCTAGTGGCGAAGGATCGGATACGAGCTAAGGAAGCTAGCTCGCTTACTAGCTCGCTAGCTAGCGAGCGCCGATACCCCCCACCTAGTTTACAGCTTGCGCGCTCGCTAGTAGGGAGTGAACTCTTCAAAACATTTTCGTAGTGCTACGCGGAGGGCCGGATGACCTGGAAGTTGCCAGATGCTTTCACAGAACTAATCCTGGGCCAGTCAACACAGGGCGACCTGGAAGGGGCCGAGGAAACGGATGAGACAGCCGATCCAGAGAAGAAGGAGCCAGACAACGTGCTGGACTAGGAGGGCCGAAATGGTTGACGGAGATCACGTTCACAACGAGCGGCTGCTGTTCATGATTCTTATTGTCAACACAGTCGCTACTGTGGCAACTCCGCTTGCGCTGCTGGTACGGGCGGTGATGTAACATGCCTCCGAAGTCACCAGCAATTCCAGCTTTCAAGGTTATCATCACGTCGCTTATTGACGGGGAGCGTGACCTGAACCACTGGGCAGCGCAGGGATGGGTGCCAATCGCGGGATTCGAGTTGATGCGGAACGGGCCTGGGGCTTGGGTCTGCGTCTTGAGGAAGGGATAGGTCATGCCAAGCAACAGGGAAGTCGCACTCGTCAACAGTCAGGTCGCTGAGCTGTTCCAAGAGATGGAGCCTCGACACATCGCCCTGCTCATCAGCAAGATTATGAATCCAGACAAGGCGCTGATTACTATCAGCAACGAGTTGTGGCCCGACCTGGGTTACGACCAGCGGAAGCGCATCGTCGCCCAATCCCAGGTAACGAAGGTGCTCGGCATGGTGAAGGGACGCCCCTGGATCATGGCTGCCATCATGGGAAACAAGCTCGCGCCAGTCATGGTGAGCGTCCTGTACGAACTAGCACTCGACCCCGAAACCAAGTCGAACGTCCGTGCCACCGCTGCCAAGGAATTGATCCGACTGGCTCAGTCCACAGCCAGCAGTATCGAACTAAGTGATAGCGAACCACTGCCGACCGAAGAAATGGACAATCTCCTTGAGGACGCGCAGGCCGAGACAGACCTGGACGACGGACTTGATGAGGACTCAAGGGTTGAGGAAGCGGCTCCACTTTCTCTGAGCGAGCTAGCAAGTTAGTCCTGACCGCTCTGACGGGGTGCCCACGAAGTGGGTCGTCAGCTTAGCTCTTGACAACAAGCTAACAAGCTGAGTATACTAAGCTAGAGCTAGAGAGCTAGTACAGCTTGTTTGTATGCTAAGAGCTTAGCTCGCTAGCTTGAGGTTCCCCCACGAACGTAGCGCAGCGTAGTGAGTGGGGGAAGCAATCAGTCCTAGAAGATAGGAGAGCGTGATGCGCAACCCACTACCGGACATTGCAGACGACGAGAACCCTCAGTACAGGCTAGAGCCTTCGGTTCAGTCGCCCGTCCACAGGGCGCAGCCTGTCAACACCACGCAGTTCAACCGAGCCTTTCGCCGCCGATTGAAGAAGAACCTTCGGTTGCCCTTCACGCCGTCCATCGACTTCGCGGAGAAGTACATGGCCAAGATGGAGCAGGCTGGCGCTGTCCAGCGGATCGACAACGTGCCTGTGTTGCCGAAGGCGAGCAAGCGCGCATTCGAGGGTGCTGACAATGCAGGGAACTAAGAACAGCATCTTCGAACGGATGGCCCAGGTTCGGCGCTCGTTGCCTAGCATCGCGCCAGAACTGTTCCATATCCGTACCAAGGACACGGGTATCCAGAAGTGGGTGCCGTCCGAGGCACAGTTGCGTATCCTGCTAGGCACCAAGACGGGAGCCGACATTATCCTCAAGGCCCGCCAGTTGGGAGTGAGCACCATGACGGTGCTTGAGTTCCTTGCGTACTTTCTGTTCGTGGATGGGTTCAACGGGATCATCATCAGCGAGGACGAGCATAAGGCGAAGCGCCTCTTGCAGATCGCATGGCTGGCGCTAGATATGCTGCCAGACAAGTACAAGTTGCCGATGAAGTACGGGCGTGACCGCTACCTGGTCAGCGAAGCCCCTATCTACGACAAGCACGGCAGGCGCATCGGTGGCGGGCGGGGTTCATCCCTGTATATCGGAAGCGCTGGCAACTTTACGCTAGGGCGCGGAGATACCTTCCACGCAGTCCACATGAGCGAGCTTGCATTCTGGCCATCTGAGGCCGACAAGGACGCAGAAACAATCCTCTCAGGACTTGAGGAGTCGGTGCCAGATCGTCCAGGTGCGATTCTCCGAATTGAGTCCACCGCGAACGGCTATGGCAACGTGTTCCACCAGCGGTGGGTGCAGAGCCAGCGCAGCGTGGGTAGATACCGTGGCATCTTCTTCCCGTGGTGGTTCTCTCTTGACGACGAGTATCGCAAGCCAGTCCGTGAGACGATCAAGTTGACGGACGACGAAATGGCGCTCAAGGAAATGGCATGGCGTAAGTACAAGTTCAAGCTCGAACCTGAACACTTCCAATGGCGGCGCGACAAGATCGCAGCCAAGGGCAAGGTGTTCTGGCAGGAGTATGCTGAGGACGCAGACACATGCTTCCTTTCAACGGGAACCAGTGTGTTCAGTAGCATCATGGATGTGCTAGAACAAGTACGCCGCCGCTTGGAGCTAGAGGAACCTGTCTATACACGCGATCGCCACGAAGTCGAGTGCAAGTATTGGAAGGGCGCTCGATCCGGCCACCAGTATGCCATTAGCGTCGATATGGCCGAGGGCGAGAAGGAATCATCCGACTTCCACGCGCTCGTAGTTGCTGATGTGACTGACCGGAAGGCCGAGGAAGTCGTAACAGCCAAGGCGCGCGTAGGAGCGCCTGAGTTCGCCCAGGTAGTCATGGAGTTGGCAACGGAATACAACGGCGCTCTCGTGGCTGTGGAGCGTGCCAGCAAGGGATATAGTGTGATCGACACGTTGCTACAGAACGAGGGCAACACGAATTACGATTACCGCATCTACTACCACGAGGAGTTTGACAAGGAAGCGAACAAGCTCGTGAAGATTCCAGGGTGGCGTCCGTCACGTAGCAGCCGCGAGGTTGCGGTGCAGCGCTTCGGAGAGGACGTGAAGGCTGGCGACTACAAGGCCCACGATGCAGAAGTGATTGGACAGGCGATGGCCTTCCAGCACAATCCCCGTACAGGCAAGATGGAAGCGCTGCGCGGCACGTTCGATGATATGTTGAACTGCGCGTTCATCGTCAACTTCGTGAAGGCCGAAGGAAGCGCTGGCGCGGCGATGGGCGTCGAGGAATGGGACTAGCTGGTATACTGTCAGCAGAGGACTACGAGCCTGCTCAGGAGCACTATGGCCAATCGATACACTGAAATCCCCGATCTGCTGGCGCGTGTAACGAAGGTCGAATCTCAGCACGAGATGCGTCGTTCGATGCACGAGGAAGATCACGTCCTGTGGCGATTGGACGAGTACATCCTTGAGGAAGTCAAGCACAACTCGCGCATCAAGAAGGAGAACTATCCTTCTTTCACTAGTAACGCCCCGCGCACCCTGAGCCGCGCGGTGATGGCCATGCTGACCAAGAATGCGCCGCGCATCCGAATCAACTTGCCACCTGACGTGACGATGGACGAGTCGCGAATCATCAACGCGAACGAGCGCTTGATCGAAGGTGCGCTATATGAGAACGACCTGATTCGCGGACGCCGTGGCGACCAGAAGATGCAGCAGGAAATCGTGTGGTATGTCGCTCACCGAGGCGGCGTAATCATTCGACCACTCGTGGTGCCCGAGAACCGTATCACCGCATTCCCAATCGACGTATACGACCCCTACGAATGTGCGTGGGACGACGGATACGAGGGTTTGACCTTCTTCGTGCGACATTACCGAGAGGACTTGCCATCTGTTCTTGACCGATGGAACTTCGATGAGAGCGAAGGACACCCTCAGAGTTCAACTACGACCCAAGAAGTCGAAATGTTCGACATTTGGTGGGTTGAGAAGGGTGACGACGACTCGATTCCCGACGCAAACGCACGTCCAGTGGTCTACAATGCCGTGATTGCTGGTGATAAGTGGGCGAAGGAGCCTACTCTACACCGTGAGTTCACTCATATTCCCGTTTACGTCATTCGAAGTGGTGGCACACCCGCCCGAATGGGCAATCTGAGTGGCGACACATATGGTTCGTGGCGCGCAGACCAGTGGGAGAGCATTTACACGAACGTCCGCACGACAATCGCGTGGATTAATCGTGCTGCAACGCTCTACTCACTCTACTTGCGCGACGGAGCTATCGGCCCGTGGGTGTACAAGGGTGGTAAGAACAAGAATATCGGCTCGCCACGCGCCTTCACGACCATTCGCATCGCCCCAGGCGAGGAGTTTGGCCCTGTAGGTATGCCGCAGATGGCAAACGAGGCTAAGGAGTTCATGTCATTCGTGCAGAACGAGTGGAGCAAGGCTGGCGTGAGCGACGTGGTGTTCGGAAACCTTCCGTTCACGGTATCGGGCTTCGGTATGCTCCAATTGCGCGGAGCAATCGAGACACTTATCGGTGGATTCGTGGATGCGGTCGAGAGTGCCTACTCTTTCATTGCCCAGGAGTTGACCGAGCAGTTCGTGGTGATTGGACGCAAGCGCAAGTTCGAGGTCAAGGGCTTCGATGGTCGCGGTAAGGCGTTCATGGAGAAGATCAGCGCCAAGGATGTATCGAAGATGTACATCCCCCAGGTCACACTCAAGGATGGAATGCCTGATGACCCCGTGCAGAAGGGTCAAGCCGCGCAATTGTGGGTGCAGGCGGGCGTTCCCGACTTCATTATCTACGAGCAAATCTTCGATGCCGATGATAGTGGCGCATGGGTGCGCGAGAAGCGCCGACAGGACATTTCGAAGTTGCCTGTTGTGCTGATGCTCGAAGCGGTAGCGGACTTGGTTGAGGCAGGGCGCATGGAAGCAGCCAAGTTGATCATTCAGCAACTTGCGGCGCAGGGCATCCAGGCGGGGGGTGAACCAAGCAAGGAAAGCAACGTGCCAGCCAATACGACTGGCCGACCAGAGGGAGCAGGGCCGCGTTCTTCGACACTCCCACCTGAGGCATCGGGTATCGGCGAGCAGGCAGGGGCATACGGCGGGGGCGGACGGCCACCCGCAGCAGGGTAATCCATGACGACGGATAACGGAGGCGGTTCGGGTTTCGACCCGAACGAATATGGCAATGACGGCCAGACAGATGCCGATCGAAAGCGCCAGCGCAATGAGCGCTTGCGCGAAGGTGGCTTGCCGCTCGCACGAACTAAGGACGAATTGCTGGATGAGATCGACCGCTTGCTGAGCGGTGGCGAGGGCAAGTCGGCTGAGGATATTTTCCGAGAGGGTCTGGATAGTTCTACTGGCGACCCCCTTAGTGTGTTCAAGCGCGCTGGCGAACAAGCCGCATTCGAAGTTGAGCAGGGCAGAGAACTGCCTAATTTGCTTTCGGAGTTCTTCGACCGCTACGGCTCCGAAACTGGTGGACGCACGTTCCGCCCAAGTGTGTTGCAGCAACCAAGCGAAGGCCAGTTGTTCAATAGCGTGGAGAACGCTGCTACCGGCCCCGCGCCCGACCTGTTGTTCCGCGATGTGTTCGCGGAGAACTTCGGTGACTTCACGCAGATGAGCAGCCCCTACGACAAGTTCGTGGCGGGCAAGGCGAAGGAACTTGAGAGTCGTTTTATGACCGACATTTTCAAGCAGTTCAACGAGCCTGGGTTTCAAGAGGGACTGCGCGCCGACTACGAGAAGCTGTACCGCACGAAGGAGCGCGGTGACTTCGACGGTGCTGGCGGCAGTGTCCCTGCGTTTGAGGACTTTATCAAGGAGCGCGTGAAGGGCAACTTCCGTGGCTTCCTTGAGACGGAGAAGCCGAAGTTGCAGCAGGCGTTCGAACTGACCGCACCGAACGAGCGCGGCCAGCGTGATGCAGGGCAGATTGCACCATTGCGAAGGATTCTCTAATGCCAAGCCAGTACGAAACAGACAGCCAAGAGCAGAGAAACTTCCAGCGCGATATGCGCGAGTTCGCCGCGTCTCCCGAAGGGCAGGCGCAGCAGCAGCGCAAGCGCGAGCAAGCTAGCGAGCAAGCTATCAAGGACTTCTCAGATAGCTCGGTGCTGCCTCAAGATCGCGTAGAGGGAATGCTCCGCGAGCTACGCTCTGGCGACCTGGACATTCAGGATGCTAGCAAGCAAACTGACGACCTCTCAGAGCAGTTCTTCGCAGACTCGCTAGCTAGCGGATTGAGTGGCACGAAGGGGCCGATGGACATTTTCCAGGCACTCGCTGACGACCCGTTCATCCGTGCGGTGCGCGAGGAGAAGGCGTTTGCCGACGACCCAATCAACCGCTACGGCGGCAAGGAATTGGTCGAAGCTGCGCGCGCTGCGAACGTGAAGAATCCTGAGCAGTTCTCGAACAACTTGCAGACTGTTGCTGCTCTGCCGCCTGCGGTGCGCGACGAGCTAGTAGAGTTTGCCACGACGGAACTCAAGACTGACGAGGATCGTGAGCGCTTTGAGACGCTCTACTTCCGTCAGATTGATCAAGCGGTTTCTGACCTTGACGCCATCCAGAAGGTAGGCGGCACCCCAGGTACTTATCGCAGCGGCGGTCGTGACCCACTGTACCTTGAGGACAGTGAGGGCGTGATCATTCCTTGGGCAGAAGCTACACCAGAGCAGCGGGCTGCTGTGTCCTTTGAGAAGGGCGACATTGAGAAGGGCGAGACGCGACAATGGTACATCCATCCGAATGAGGAAGGTGTATGGCGAAAGTGGGCCGACTTCCGTGGTGAGAAGTACGAGAACGATCCTGGCTTCCGCTCGTTGCTAACGCGCGAGGAGCTTGGCAACGTCATTTCCAAGAAGGACAGCTTCTTCACGAAGATTGGCATCACGGGGTTGATCGGCAAGGCGCTCGCTCCGCTGCCTGATGGTGTGGTTAGCAAGTTGGCCGACATTGGCGCTCCAATCTACAATAGTGAGTTCTTCCTCGACGTGTCCCTGAGCGACATTGACGATGCGATGGCCCACCCGCTTCGCACGTTCGACCGTGAGACGGAGTTGATTAGCCGCACTGCTGAGGGTGCGGTAGAGAGCGTCGGTTACGGTGGCGCTGCATTCATCAACGATACATTCAACGCTGCTACGGGTGACGTGAACTTCTCGCACACGCGCGAGTATGTTGACTACGCCAAGACGCAGATCGACCAGTTCGGGGGATTCGAGAATCCCGAAGCCTGGACTGAGTTCTTCCGTAGCGAGAGCAAGCGAATCAACATCGGCCAGGAGACGGCACTACCAGATTGGGTAGACCTTGGCGCACCGTTGCGTTTCATTGCTGTACCATCAACACTGATTGGTGGGGCGCAGTTGAAGTTTGGCGCGAAGTTGGGCTTGAAGCCTGCTGGCGCGACGGTCAAGATTCCTATGACAGCGTTCGGCAAGATGGCTCCTGACACGAGTTACCGTATTGCTGCATGGTGGACAGCGCGACATGCACCCCGCAAGGCTGTGCTGGCGCGATTGACTAGCGAGGTTGGCGCACTACGTCCGTCAGTACCGCAACTTTCGCAGGGGCTTGAGGCTCCTGTAGCGGGCATCATCACAACCACAGGTGAGGAAGTGCTCTACCGTGGCATCGATGATGTGTCCCACATTACGGCTGAGAACCCACTAGCGAGCGGCCAGATGCTCGGCGCAGCACCGCGCCCTGTGGTCAATCTGACGCCAGCCGTTGAGACGGCACAGCAGTTTGCATCCGAGGCGGGCGACATTCTTATGACTCGTCTGCCTGCGGGACTTCGTATCATCGATTCGAACAGTGCGGAACACGCCAACCTGATTGAGAAGATCGTCAACTCACCAGAGTACGCTGCGATCCCCGTTGAAGCAGGCGGCACTGCGAAGCAGGCGTTCCGTGATGCTGTGATGGAAGCTGAGGGTATCTCTGGCGTCTTGATTCACAAGCAGGGTCACCCTATCATCCGTGTGTTTGATCAGGCGTCTGTCATTGTGATGGGTGGGCGCAAGTTGGATGCACCGCTGAATAGCGGCAACAACATCATCGAGCACCTTCGACCACTGAGTGGGCCTGATGGCATCGTGAATGAGGTCGTGACTGTCGATCCAGGCGGATTCTTGTGGAACCGCAGCATCTTGCGTTTCCTCGTTGGCAAGACCGGAGTTAATCCGTCTATCCTTCGCAATAGCCCAATCGGGCGACTCGTGACCGCTTACGCGCGCCAGATTGTGGCGACGGAAGGGTTGACTCAGGTTGCATTGGCCAAGGCGATTGACCGACACGCACAGCTTGTGACGGGCCGATTGTTTGGCTTCACGAAGGCTGGCGGGCACGTATTCCAGTTCACACGCAGTGGTCAGTTAACGAACGTGGCTGGTAAGACGGCTGGACTATCACTCCACTGGAATGACGTATTTCGCAATCCCGCGAAGTATCTGTTGACTGACTCGCAGAGTGCTGTCATTGACGATGTAATCCGCACAGCTAAGGAAGTGGAGGCAATGCGTGTGCTCGCGGGCTTGAAGGCTCGCAACATCTTGAAGGACGGCTTCTACATTCCTCGCCATGTGCAGGGTGTGAAGGGTGTCGTGATTGAGGGCGTAACCGATCCTAACTTGAAGCGTCTGTTTGAGAACGCAGAGGATGGCGTGGCAGCGGGCATCGAATACGAAAACGACGTGCGCGCAGTGCTGGAACTGCACGTCAAGTCAGCGTACCAGGAAGTTGCTGAGAAGCAGCTTAGCGACGCTGTGGCGCAGTTCGGTGTGAAGGCCAGCGACCTTGTGGACAATGGCATCACCAACAAGTTCCTTGAAACTGCCACGGTGCTGAACGAGGCAAAGGCGCTGAGCCGCACGACATTGAAGGCGCAAGAGAACTTGGTTGCCAGCGTCACTGGCGCAGCGCGCAACAGCGCGCAGAAGCGTCTTGAGGCAATGCGTGTGACAGAGGCCGCTAAGATTGCCGAGTTGGAGAAGAACGCGAAGCCCATCTTCGCTTCGTACCGCAACGCTGTAAAGACTGCGGCCAAGACTGAGGTTGCTACTGGCAATCTATTCGGCAAGGCCCAGGATCGTATCGGCATCAAGGAATGGCACAAGATGTTCTATCCGCGTGAGGATGTAAAGGAACTGACGCGCATTGTGGACAGCCTAGATGTAAACGCGCAAGGCTTCGTATGGCGTCAGATTGACCGCACAGGTAACTCTATTCGATACCTTGCCAGTGTCGGAGACTTTGCTGCGCCGTTCGTACATGGCTTGCCTGTGTTGGCGCGCGACCCTGGCGTGTGGTCGAAGGCAACCTTCGCACACTATCTCGCATGGATTGACCCAACGGTTCAGTCTCGATTCCTGCGCGAGCACCGAGCTACCTACGCGAAGGCCGCGAAGTACGGCATGGCGATGGGCGACAACGAGTTCTTCAAGGGCGCTACCATCACTGGTGGTTTCAACGTCGATGCAGTTATCAAGCAACTGCCGATTGCTGGCGAGCCACTGACAAACTTCCGACAGGGATTCAGCCGACAGACGTTCGGACGATTTCAGGCGTCTTACAACACTTTCCTGATTCAGTCTCGCGTGATGATGTGGGAAGCGATGGAAGAAAGCTGGACACGCAACGGCGGTAAGTTGTCCGACCTTGCAGCACATATCAACAACCTGACTGGTGGACTAGACCCTCGCGCACTCGGTGTGATGGCAAACCAGCGCTCATTCGAGAGCATGTGGTTGGCGTTCAGCCCCCGTTTGCTTCGCAGCACGGTTGGTCTCATCGCTGACTTGAAGTACGGAATTAACAATCCTCGCGGACGCAGTGCATTCACGTCATTGGGCCGTCTCGTGACGGGAGCCGCTGGTGTGTACAGCGCCGCAGCTATGGTACAGGGCCACGCAGAAGGTAAGTCAGCAGACGAGATTCTGGAAACCATCAAGGAGGGTCTGAACCCGCTAAGCGGAAAGAAGTTCCTGAGCCTTGAAGTGAACGAAGACTGGATTGGAATCGGCGGGCAGATTCGCGCTATCACACAGTTGATGGCTGGCGTCGCGTCGTCTCTCAACAGTCCACGAGATTTCATTGGCAACGACTTCGAAAACAACCCGCTAGCCCGCTTCTGGATGAACCGTGGTGCTCCTGGCCCGAATGTGGTCGGAGCTATCGGTGAAGGCACCACGAACGGAGACTTCCTGCCATACGAGGACGTAGACGGATTGCCCGACATTGCTCTGCACCTTGGAAAGAGTGCATTGCCGTTCGCAGTTCAGGCGCGCTTGGAAGGGGAGAATTGGAGCACGGTTGGATTCGGCTTGACAGGTCTGCGTACCAGCAAGCAGACGACAAGTGAGGCGCGCAATGAAGCCGCCCGCAAGTTCAATCCATATCCCGAGGGCGACCCGCGCCGCGCAGAAGTTGATCAGTTCGGCTACCGTGGCCTTGAGGATGCGGAAAAGATTGCATTCGATGAGCAGTACGCTGGCCAATTCAAGGCGTCGAACAACGTGTCTCAGCAAGTAAAGTTGGGCCGCACAATCACTCAGGCGAAGGACACGCAACTCGCGGAGTTGGATGCTGTTGTGAAGGCCGACCCATTCTTTCGCCGACAGTATGCCGAGCGACGTGGAGAGATTATGACGGGCAGCGCGTGGGCGCGCGCCAACGTACTTGAGGACAAGGATTTCGAGGCCGACTCTACGCAGGGTAAGGCGCGCGACCTGTACTTCGAGACGCTCAAGGAATACCAGAAGTTGCAGCCAGGAGACGTACTGACGGGTGAGGAGTTTGGTGAGGCTGAGGCGGAAGCCATGAGCCGCATTGAGGAAGCTCTAGGAAAGGAAGGCGTGAGCGCGCTTGAGCGCAGCTTCGTGACGGGTAAGACGCAGACCGAGCGCGAGTACCGTAGCGCCGTGCAGAAGATTGACGACTCTGGCTATTGGGATATGCGAGACGACACCATCGAGTATCTGAATAGCGCAGCCGGACAGGCGAAGTACGGAGACTTCGGTTTCGATACCTACTCGGAGTTCGCGGAGTTCGTTCGCGCTGACGCCGCAGAGGGTGGCTATCTCCCTGAGAAGTCAGCAGCCTGGAAGTTGGTAGAGAAGCTGACGACAAACGCCCGCAAGATTCGTCGCATCAACAACCCCGAATTGGATGCCCAATTGGTAATCTGGTTCGGAAGCGCGCCACTGACGAAGGAATCTCAGGCCGTCGCAGAGAGGGTCTTGGGCCGTGTGATTCAACTAAGTTCGGACTCTCCTGAGGCCGACAATGAGTAGTGTTGCGGGATGCACGTATACGCTGTATAATGCAACTAGAGGGAAAGGAGCAATTCATGGCTGACGATGTAACTAAGCCTAACGACGAAGGCGGCGAAGGTGGCGACGGTGGTGACAAGGGCAACTTGCCCGATCCAGCGGTAGCCGCAGCAGCCAAGGCAGCAGCCGACCTCAAGGGCAAGCGCAAAGACTTTCTGGCGCGACAGGCTATCAAGGCGCAGCAGGATGCAGTAACGCGCGGTGGTGGCGACCAGCAACAGACCGCTGGCGACGAGATTGACCTGACTGGCGTGGAGCCAGCAACCGCAGCGAAGATTCGCGCAGCGCTGGAAGATCGCACGAAGGTACGTGGCGTGGTGTCGGACGCACTCAAGTTCGGCATGGAAGGCAGCCGAAAGGCGAAGGCTTACGAGCTAGCGAGCGAGCTAGGCGTCGAGAAGGACGAGATTCCTGATCTGATCGCTTCACTCTCAAGCGCTCGTACACCTGAGGAGCTAGACCTCCGAGCGCGCGAGTTGATCCTTGAGTTCAAGGCAGATGGCTCGCTAGCTCCTGTGAAGGCTACCGCGAAGAAGGACGGCGAAACGCCCGAAGGCGAGCGGAAGTTCGATACGGGCCGAAGCACGAGCGCTAATCGCACGAGCGCTCTCCTTGAGAAGATCGACCAGATTGATATGGCTGATCCAGATGCCATTGCGAAGCTGGACAAGCTCAAGGGCGAAGTCGATGCGATCCAGAAGAAGGCTAACGAGCGCCGCACAGCGGCCCGCTAGAGCGTCAAAATCGGGGCGTAACGCACCCTAGGAGAGAGGAGTAACATGGCCAACGAACTATTTGCAACTGGCGGTCTGACGGTTGAAGCCCGTCGCTGGTACGAGAAGGCTTTGCTTGCTCGCTCAGTTCCGCAGTTTGTGTACATGAAGTACGCGAAGGTGAAGGGCATCCCGATGCTCGGCGGTAACAACATCCAGTTCCGCCGCTTCGAGCGCATCACAACGAGCACCACGGCGTTGACAGAAGGTACCCCGCCATCTGAGACGCAAGGTACGTTTGTGGAGATCAACTTCACGGCAAACCAGTACGGACAGTTCTCGCGCCTGAGCGACGTGTCTATCCGCCAATCCCAGGACGACTTGCTGGCTGAGTACAGCCAGAACTTCGGAGAGAGTGGCGCGGACGCACTCGACCAGTTGACCCGCGAGAACATCATCTCTGGAACGAACGTGCAGTATGCTGCTGACGCGACCTCCCGCCTGACGGTCGGTTCTGGCGACTACCTGTTGCCAGCCGAGATTCGTGAGGCTGTTCGTACCCTGAGTCGCAACAACGCACCAAAGGTTGTGAGTGTTGGCCGCTACGTGGCCATCATCCACCCTGACGCGCGCTTCGACTTCATGGGCAACAGCGACGCGGTGAACGCCTACCAGTATGCTGCACCACGCGGCAACGAGCAGAACCCTCTGTTCACGGGGGAATTGTTCGACTGGATGGGTGTACGCTTCGACATTACCTCGCAGGCCAAGGTGTTCTCAAGCGCTGGTCTGTCTGGTGCCGACGTGTACGCAACCGTGGTGTTCGGACAGGACGCCTACGGCACGATCAAGTACGATGCTCAGAGCATGGCTCTCATTGTGAAGCCACTCGGTAGCGCGGGTGCTGTTGACCCGCTCAACCAGTTCGCTACGGTGGGCTGGAAGGCAAGCTGGGGCGGTGGCATCCTTGACCAGACCCGTCTGGTACGCATCGAGCACGTAACGAGCGTCAAGAACGCGGCGTAGTGAGTGACGAGGGGGCTGGCGAAAGCTGGCCCCCTTGCTACTTTCAGGAGAACCACATGGCAGACACAGTATACGCAGCCAACAGCACAGATACGGTTGGCACGAAGGACGCCAACGCGACGGCAACGCAGCAACAGGCTGCGGCTAGCGATAGCGCAGAAGTGAAGGGGCCAGACGCGGAAGTTGCGACAGTAGCCGACGATACCGCTGAGGACGAGCAGACCGAGGCGGAAGCTGAGGATGCGCGCGATGAAGTCGAGGTAGAAGAAAAGGATGACAACTAATGGCCGATACAGAACAGAAGGAAACAGTTGACACGGGTGCCCTGACTGCTGTGGCAGCAGCACTTGAAGCGCTCGCGGAGAGCGAGAAGGTTGACGAGTCCGCACTCTCAACGATCAGCAGCGTAGTCGAGAACCTGAACGAGAACACCCAGAAGGCCATCCTCGACTTGCCTGCGATGCAAGCCATCATCCAGAAGGTGCAGGAGACGGCGGCTCCCAAGGACGTGAAGCCTGGGGAGTACGTTCAAGTTGGCATGTTTACCTTCAAGAAGCCGTACACTTTGTCCGATCTGTTCAAGGTGTGGGGAACCGAGAACAAGTTCATCGCTCCAAAGACGGAAGTGATTGTCACTCCTGGTGGTTGGCAGTTCCGATTGACAGAAGGCGTGGTGTACGACATTCCCCGCGACGTTGACCCATCCGCAATTCCTGAGAACCACGGCTACGTCCTTCCCAAGATTGTGGTGCAAATCATTCAGGACTCGCGCGAGACATTGCGCTTGACCAAGAAGGAAACGGAATCTGAGCGCGGCTTCGGTGCTGGAGTGAAGTTCCTACAGACCGGATGGGCTGGCAAGGAGAATGTGGTGGCTGCGGCTGACGCGGCGAACCACCCTGCTCCAACCGTAGACTAGAAAGGCGGGACGATGATCGTCCTCAACATGATCGTTCGCAATGCTGCGGACACCATTGAAAAGGCGCTGAACAGCGTCAAGCCAGCAGTTGACTTCTACGTTATCGGTTTCGCGGGAGAGTCTGACGACTCGACCCGTGAGATCGTCATGTCATGGCTCGAAGCCAACACGGACAGCGCATTCATCACAGAGGACTTCGAGTTCGTGAACTTTTCCGACGCGCGTAACCGTGTGTTGGACGCCACGCCAAAGGACTTCGAATGGATGTTGTGGATGGACGCAGACGACTACATCCTGAGTCCAGAAACAATCCCTGCCATCGTGAAGGACGCACCTGAAGACGTTGGCTCGATTCAATTCCCATACGTCTATCAGACCGACGAGAATGGCAATCCTCAGGTCGTGCATGACCGAGAGAGGGTAATCCGCTTGTCTCTCGACTGGCGATGGGTACGTCCGGTACACGAGACGATGACGACAAACACGCCGCACCGCATCGTGCGCTTTGACAACGCGACGTGGGTTCACCAGTGGCAGGCTAACCGCGATACTAGACACGACCGCAACCTTGAGTTGCTGCGCGCGTACTATGAGGAGAACCCCGCTGACCGTCGCACGACGCTGTACATCGCGCACTCGCTCTACAGTGCTGAGGATTGGGCTAACGCCCGTGAGTGGTTCGCGGACTACTACAACGAGCCTCAGAACGAGCTAGAGCAGTGGCAGGCTGCGGTGTTTGCGGGCGATTGCTCGCAGCAGCTTGGCGACTTCGAGAGTGCCATCGGTTGGTATCACCAAGCCATCGACGTGCGCCCTGAGGTCATCGACTCGTACCTTGGCGTCGCTGCCTGCCTGACGCAGACGAACCAGCACGACAAGGCGCTGGCGTGGTACAAGATGGCCAACGACAAGGCCATGCCACCGAGCCAGTTGTTCGTACTCCCTGGACGCTACACGTTCAACCGATGGGCCTACGAGCACCGCTCGCTGGCCGCGTGTGGATTCGTGGAGCAGGCACTCGAAATCTGCGGCAAGGCGTTGGAGTACACGAAGGGTCAGCACGAGGGGTTCACGTACTACTTCAACGGATACCGAGAGACACTGCTCGCGCAGAAGTCACTTGAGAGCCTGCGGCACTTGGTCTACCACTTGCAGAATCGTGGAGACGCGCTGAACGCACTGGAAATCCTCAAGTTCGCTCCGAAGAATGTGGCTGACCAAGAGGAGTTCGAGCAGTTGCAGCAGGCCGCATACGCAGCGGTCGAGCACCTATTCGATCCCTCGCTGGACATTTACGACGGCGAGAAGTACATCGCTGGTCGTGGTGCTCACACATACGAAGCCGAACCAGAGAAGATGCAGAGAGTCGCGGCTGTGTTCGAGCGACTTGAGAAGGTCGCTGCGGAGCGCGCGAAGGCTGGAAAGAATCTGACCATCGTAGACATTGGCGGGGGAGACGGACTGATCGCTATCCGCATGGTAGAGAAGTATGGCTGGCTAGTGACATTGATCGACTCTAACGCATACAACATCGAGCTAGCTAGAAAGTACGCCGAGGAGCGGGGCGTAGCTGACAAGATGCGGTTCATCGCTGGCGACGCTCGCTCGCTAGCTATCGAAGATGTGGGGGCGCATGACGTATCGATCTGCCTTGAGGTAATCGAGCACATCATCGATCCCGCTCAGTTGGTCATGTTCGGACTCGAAGTGGCCGACCGCATGATCATCACGACGCCGCATCAAGCGGTGGGCGCGGAGCTACGGAACACGCCTGACGGTGTGCATCTGCACCACGTCCGCGAGTTTGACTTCGGGATGCTATGCCGCCTAGCGGTAGGCGTAGGAGCCAGCATCGAGACTCTGACGACGGCCATGAGCGTCGGCAACATGCTGCCTGGATACGGCAACTGGCTGTACGAACTCAAGAGGCGCGAGGAGTTGAAGCTGCCAGTAGTGTTCTACGTAGGCCCATCGGTCGAGAAGTGGAACCCTGAGCAAGTGGACGGAGAGGGCATCGGCGGCAGCGAGACGGCTGTGGTCGAAATGGCCAAGCTGTTCCGCAATGCTGGACACGCTGTGTTCGTGTACGGCATGGTGGACGGTGTATGGGACGGTGTGTTCTATCGCCACTACAAGCACTTCGATCCAAGCGGCCCTGCCGCTGGCGCGGGCGCGCTACTATTCGTATCGAGTCGAGTTCCAGAGGTATTCGATGCCCCTGTGAACGCCGCTGTGAAGTGGCTGTGGTGCCACGACAATAACTACGGCGACCGCATCACCACGGAGCGGGCCAAGGAAATCAATACAATCCTTGTGCTGTCCGAATGGCACAAGCGACTGTTCTCCGAGAAGTACCCGCATGTGGCCGACAAGCTCGTGGTCACAGGAAACGGTATCGATCCCGAACGGTTCGCTGACGTGCCCGACGAGGACAAGCGCTACCCTACACGGTTCGTTTGGAGTTCCTCGTTCGACCGTGGCCTAGAGCGGGTGCTCGATATGTGGCCTGCAATCCGTGAGAGGATGCCAGCCGCAGAGTTGAAGGTGTACTACGGGTTCGACGTGGCCGACACCATGTACGGCCCCAACAACGCCGCATACAACGCCTTCCGAGCGAACATCGTGCAGAAGCTACAGCAGGACGGCATCGAGTACGTAGGTCGCATCCCGCAGAACCAGATGCCAGTCGAGTTTGCCAAGGCGAGCTACTGGCTGTACCCAACGAAGTTCGAGGAAACGTACTGCATCACCGCACTCGAAGTGCAGGCGGCAGGCGTGATCCCTATTGTGTCGGACAAGGGCGCACTGCCTGAGCGCATCGGCAAGGTGGGCGCGATCCTGAGCGAGTTCGCCTTGGACGAGGACGAGATGATTCTGGCAGTCCTCGCGCGGTATAATGGAGATACGAGGGAGCTACGTGCTTCCCTCAGAACACATGCCCTCAGCTTCACCTGGGAGCGAGTCCACAAGCAGTGGAAGGGGCTGATCGACAAGAGTGTGAAGGCGAACATCAAGCAGCGTCAGGCTGAATTGACGCGGGCGGCAGAAGATGGCGAACAGCAGAACACGGAGCCAGCTTGAGACAGAACTAGCGCGTAGGGTGGGGGATGCCAGCAGTGCTGGTGTCCCTGCCTTCGCGCGATGGGGTATTGATGAGTATCGAGACTCCATCAATGCGAGCATCGAAGTCCTCCGCAAGAAGCACATGGAGCGGACGGCTGTGCTCGTAACCATCACCAGTGGCACCTACGACTACGACATTACCGACTCCGACCTCGCCTACCTATCGGAAGCGAAGGCCGAGGCGAACGGCAATCTCTACGCGCACGGGCCAAGCGTTGGCTCTGGCCTGTACGAGTTCATCGTGCCGCTGGACATTGTGACGTTCACGCGCGACCCGTCCACGCCAACGAACGTGCTGCTGCACTTCGACAAAAACAGCATGTCGCGGCACAACCTCAACCAGACGGGCCTCAAGATGCGACTCATTGGCTACCGCCATCCGCCGCTGCTGACAGCGAGCGCGGATACGTGCGTTATCCCGTACCCCGTGCTGCTGAACGTGGCGAAGGCGTACCTTCACACGAGCGCGACAGGCCGAGACAATAATGACCTTATGAAGCACATGCGGCAATGGCAGGCCATGCAGCAAGAGATCGCGCGGTACGACGACCAGGAAATCATCGAGAGTCCCGGTGGGCTGTGGGTAGAGTAACATGCCAACGAGCGCATACAGCGAACCGAACAAGATTACGCTCGACACTCTTGAGTGGGTGATCGACGGTGCTGTGGAGCGCGCGCCCGCAGAGGAATATGCGGTCGGCCTGCGAATGGGGCCGCCAGATTATGACGCCCGCGAAGGCGCGTTCTTCAAGAACTTCAACGATTTTCGCGGCGGACTAGGTGTGCGAGTGGGCAGCGCCCGCGAGTTCCCCGACCGCTTTTGGGGCAGTCGGGACATTCGAACGTGGGACAGCGAGGGCGATATTACACTAGCGCCGCTTTTGGTCGAGGCGACGCTTGGCACCATCGTACCTAGCGCGAGTGCCGGTCTGTACCCTGGCGGTGGTTGGGCTATGGCCCCCGATTCCGCTGGCGCGTACACACTGTTCGGCGCGATGGGCAATAAGGTGTTCACCACGACTGGCACCATCGCTCCTGTGTTCACAGACATTACTCCTGGCGGTGGGCCTGCTAACGCGCAGACGTTTGCGCTTGTGTACCACACCGACCCAACCGACCTGACAGACCGTGCCATCTTTTGGGCGACGGGTGGCGCTGCCGACATTTGGAAGCGCAATCTCGTAGCTGGTACATGGAGCCAGCCTGCGGCGGGCCGAAAGAGTGACGACCTGATTGTGTTCGACGGCAAGTTGTTGAGTGTGCTTGCTGGCCAGATTGCCATCAGCGCGGATGGCGGCGTGACGTGGACGGACATTATCAAGGTGCAGAGCGACGCCAACTTCAAGCCTGGATGGGCGGGTATCGGCCTTGACCCATACGGTCAGTTGATGCCATATCTCGTGAGCGCTGGCATCCTATACGCAGTGGATGTGTGGACGCATCAAGCCATTCCTGTTGACCTTGGCCTGCCGTCTAGCGTGACGGTGGCGACCGTATGGCAGGATGGTGAAGTGATTGCGTCGGACGGGTACTACGTCAAGGCGTATCACCCGAATCGCCCTGTGAAGAACATGGGCTTTGACCGAGACAACGGAGTAATTTCTCTGGTGTTCATCAGATCACTGTACACCGTAGCGGGCAAGTACCTCGTAGCTCAGGTAGACGGCGGCAACGGATTCAACTTGTATATGTGGGATGGTGCGGGTTGGCACGTTATCACGGGTTCTGACGCCATCTTTGGGCCGTTCGGTGTGTGGAGTAATCCAGGCAGCAAGACGACCATCCAGTACAACGGCGCGAGTGTGTTCAATCCCGCGCAGGAGTTGTTCGTCATGGCGTACAGCCTTCTGCCTAGCGCACCCGCACGTCCGTACATCTACCACATGAGCGCAGATGCGTTCAAGAACCCACAGTTGAACGGAGCGCACAAGTACGCTGGCGGTGTGCTCGCTCACATCATCACGCCATACTTCGATGGTGGCTTCGCGGAAATGAACGGCACCGCTATCGAGTTCGAGATTCACGGTCTGTTCACTACGAACGAGTACGTCGAAGTGCAGTACCGACTGGACAACAGTACAGGAGCATGGACTTCGCTAGGCACCACGAACGGTACAGCGACGGTTCACCGTCTGCGCTTCGGCACACCAGCGGGGCAGGGCATCGAGTTCAAGAACATCCAATTCCAGTTCTTGCTCAAGAGAACTGTGGGCAACAACCTGTTGACGCCTGTTGTGCGCGCTATGGTGTTCAAGTTCATCAAGGTGCCTCGACTGCGCTCACGCTACAGCTTCACCATCGATGTTGAAGCAACTGCTCGACACCGTGGGGAGACAGAGGAGGTTGTGATTGACTACCTCAACAACCTGATCGACGGCAACCCGCTGTACGACTTCTCGTACACAGGGGAGAGCACAGTGTACGTGCGGTTCGTGAATGTGCCGCGCATCGACCAGCAGCGTCAGGACGGCACGACCAAGACGAGCACGTTCCGCGTGACAGTCGAGGAACCCGTATGACCACTATGGCTGAGCAATTCACTCGCGGCTTCCTATCCGACCTCGCTCCTCTGTCTAAGACACTGGACAAGGAGACGAAGGGTGAGGCGGAAGCAGCGTTCGAAGCACGGACAGGCGGCTCGCCTAGCGAGTACCACGTCTACAAGTGGCTGGTGGGCAAGGGGTTCGTTCCTGGGATCGACTTCATCTTTCAAGCAGAACGACGTGGGGGTGTGTCGCACATCGGTAATGCGAAGATTCACTTCCTGATCTTCACTAGCAAGCTAGCCCTGCGCGTACAAGGCTATCTTTGGCCCAACTTGAGCGGTGCGGCTCACGCGCTCGATACGATCCAGCGAGTAATTTGGGAGGGAAAGGGGTACACGGTACTCGACTTGCTAGCTAGCGAAGTGGATGAGAATGTGAACCGCGTGATGAATCTCGCCATGATGGGGCGCATGACGGCTGCGGCGGAAAGTGTACTACGCTAATTAGAATCGAGGGGTACTGCAAAATGTATCAAAAACGAGACATGATGCAGTTGTCCGCAAATTGGCACATTGGGGTGAGCGATGGCAGTACTAGTTCAGGTCTTGGACGAGAAGGGGCTTCCGGTGCATTGCACCGTGGCTGCTGTCCGCACGTCCGACCAGACCATCCTGGCCCTGTACCCCACGAACAGTGAGGGCGTAGCTGAGATCGTGCAGGCGGGTACGTGGTATCCGCGTCCGATGGTGACACCAACCTACAAGTCCCGCCTAAAGATGGTCATCCTCAACGCGCAGGACAGCATGAACGCTGACTACGTGGTGGACGCTGGCGGTGGCGGAACGCACATCGCTCTGCATGGCGCTGGCGGCGCACTGGCTGATGCCATCGCTTCTGGTGTCAGCAAGTTCATTTGGGTCTGCGCGTCGCACACAGAGAACGTAACGACGAGCCAAGCTCTTACGTCGCTAGCAACTAGCCAGCGCATCACCGTAGCCTCTGGTGGCCGTGGACGTGGAGTGGTCACATACTCACACAACAGCGCCGTCTTGACTATCGTTGCTCCCTCTGCTGGCTCCGACTCTCGATTGCGCTTTGAGCGCATCCGATTGGTACGAGGGGCTGGCAACTCTGGCGTGTTTATCGCAGCCACGGGTGGCCCTGGTTTGCCCACGCTTGAGTTTGTAGGTGTAGATTGGGGAGAAAGCAGCACTGCGTGGACGCTGGCCCTAGACGTTAGCGGTAGTGGTTCGGCTACAGTACGCGGGCTAATGTTTGAGGACTGCACTGGTTCTCTCAACGCATTCTGTAACACCAGTTCTGCCGGTGCAGCAACAGGCCCATTCCGTGCTCGCGGCAATCACCTGTCGATGATCAACGGCATCGTGCGAAGTGCCTCTACCAACTTCGAAGTTGGCAACTCGTACTTGTTCACCGACAACGATCTGACCCTCACATCATACTTGCTACAGCGCACATTCAGTTCCGCCAAGCTGACCGTGAGTACCAACACACTGCGACACTCAGGCGCGCAGGACTTCATCGACATCGGTACAGCGGCTTCGACCGGTGTTAGCGATGTATCGATCACAGGCAACAACTATGAGGCGACTGCGGTTGGTGCGCGCTTCGTTGACATTAGCCCTGCGGCTGGTGCTGGTAGCAACATCAGCATCGCGAGTAACGCGCTGGATGGGCCTGGAAGTGGCACGGCTATCAACATCAGTGTGGCCCTGACAACCAGCTACGTCAACAACGGATACCGTGATTGGACAACGACTGTTGGTGGCGCGGGTGCTGTTGGCATCGGCGGCGACCACGGCTTGTTGAGCGGTCTATCCGACGACGACCACAACATCTACGCTTTACTGGCTGGACGAGTGACAGGACAGACTGTGCGCGGCGGTACGGCAGCCGACGAGAACCTTGTGTTGGAGAGCACTGCTCACGCAACGAAGGGCCGAATCCAATTGGGTTCTTCGACGGCGGATGGAACGCGCGTTTCTGTCAACGGCACACTAGATGACATTACTTTGCAGGGTGTCAACTACAAGGCGTTGCTTGGTGTCACATCACAGGATGGGACTTTGTTCGGCAGCATTGTCAATAGGATGTTCAGCGCTACGACTTCCCCTGACCTCATCTTTACCCGCGCAACTGGAACACCGGCTGCACCTGTTGTCGTGGCTCTTGACAATTACCTAGGAGATGTAGTCTACGCTGGTTACGATGGCACAGATTACGAAATCGGTGCCAGAATCACGGGGGTCGTTGATGGGACTGTTTCTGGTACAGCATTACCGGGTAGACTCACCTTCTGGACAACACCGGCTGGCAGCAATACTCCTCTTGAAAGGATGCGTATCGGTGCTGATGGTGGTGCGCGTGTACTCGGCTTCATGCGTGTGGGTAGTCTCGTAGCTCCAACAAACGTAACCGATGGAGACTTGACAATCGAGCGCCTTCGTCTTGCAAACGACGTAGCGTTTGGTGCGACAGCAGGACGCTACATCGGCATGTACGGAACCATGACCGACACTGCCCCTGGTGCGGTTATCCACTCGTTTTGGAACCCCACCATCGCACCTGTGGCGAACAGCAGCAGTGAGTTTCGTACTTTGTATTTCCAGTCTATCATCGCTCCCGCGTCTGGAGTTGCGATTGACACAGTACAAGCTATTTACGGAGACAACCGATGGCGCAGCGATGCACTAGGCGCGCGCCTAACTGGTCTACTTGGCGTCGGCGCTGTGCTTGACTCTAGCTCGCCCGCCACGACTGGTACGCTTGACGACGTTACTGGCGTCATGGGGCGTATCGGGGCGCGTCCATCGGGCACAAGCACGGGACGAATCCTACGGGCGTCATACTTTGCGACTGACCAGCCCGCCTTCGGTGGTATGGTGTTCAACATTGCGCGCGGCTATTGGGCGCGCGACCACGCACTCGGTGGAGCAGTAGACTACATCCAGTTCGACGCGGAGAAGCCTTCTGGCGCGAGTGGTCTGCTGGTTGGTGTCCGCAACGCTGGACGACACGTCATGCTACCAGCGGCAGCGACGAACATCACGGCAGTAGGCAACACCATTCCATCCGACGCGGAGTTGGTGAAGATCACTGCGAGCGCGTCGTTCACACTGACGAGCACTCCGTCCATTGCGAACGGTCAAGCGGACGGACAACGATTGTACATTATGAACGAGGACACAGTAGATACAGTCACATTGCAAGATGAGAGCGCACTCCCTGGAAGCAATGTGCGTAGCCGCACAGCAGCTAACATCCCTCTCGCTCCGCGCGAGATTCACGAGTTCGTCTGGTCGTCTGTGAATACCGAGTGGTACGATGTGGGGTCTGTCGCTCCTGTTGGTGGCGGTGGAGGCGGTGGTACAGCCACGACGGTTGAAGTAGACCTGGGTTCTACGGCCAAGTCTAGTGGCAAGTTCACCATCACCGATGCGGCTATCGGTGCCGCTAGCAAGGTGCTTGTGTGGCAGGCTCCTGGGCCTTATACTGGAAAGGGAACCCTAGCGGATGAAGCGGCTGCACAGCCCGTAAATGTAATCGCAGCCGCACCAGCGGCAGGCTCGTGCGTGGTGTATTGGGAGACGCCGCCTATCGTGGCGATGGTTCGAGAGGTACAACAGGCGCACTCGATCGTGGGAGGAACTACGTTCGACCGTCTTGACAACCAACGGTGGCCGGATGTGTTTATCCCACGTCGGCATGGCAAGGTCAGAGGAAACGTGAAGTTCACCTACATGGTGCTCACGTAGGAGAGGAACACAATGGCAGTAACCGAAGGTGCAGTAAGTGGCAATCTCGCGGAGGTAGGAGCGGTAGCGGCTTCCGCTGTACACGTCACGCCGAAGCCACTTGCTCAATCCGCAGCGCTTGGTAGCTACCGCATCGCGGTAACGAGCGGTACGATGGCTGCTGCATTGGCAGCGGCGGCTCAGATTTTCTACGTTCGCTGGACGGACGACACACGATTCTTCGTGCTTCGTAAGTTCATCATGCGTATGCAAACTCTGACGCCCTTCGCTGCTGCCGCGACCGACTTCGGCTTCGACTTGTTCAAGGCCACAGCGGTCAGCGCTGGTGGCGGCGGCACAGACCTAGGTGCAACAGCCAAGACGAAGATGCGTACCACAATGGCGAACTCCCTACTCGCAACCGCTGGTGATGTTCGTATCGCCACCACAGCGGCGCTCACGGCGATCACTACGCTGGACGCGCTAGCCATCGCTCAGAGCATTGGCGAGGGACAGCGCACCAACCCCGCTGCTGCGACAGAAGAAGCGCGCGTCAACGATCCGACGCTGATCTACGAAGTTGACCTCGCAAGCGGGGAGTACCCGCTGACTCTGGCCAACGAAGAAGGACTTGTGCTACGCAACAGGGTTGTGTGGCCAGCCACAGGTACGATTGTGTTCCAGATCGGAATGGTGTGGGACGAAGTATCCGCTCTCTAGCGGGAAGGAGTAGAACTGTGGAACAGTTTGTTAACATTGACGAGCTAGCGATGCTACTCGGCTACAAGGAGATCGAGTTGTTCAGGGAGCGCAAGCAACTGGCACAGACCAGACAGGTGCTCGAACAGATCACGGCAGGGGAGAAGGAAGATGGTGAAGCGCAAGCAACAGCTAACGATCCTGCGACAGCGCAAGACGACGCGGGTGACAACAGCGAACCTGTATGACGCCTTGTTCCAACTGGACAAGGGCATCAGCGAACGCTTCACGACGTTGCAGGACTCCATCAACGGCCTGCACGAACGGCAGACCACGCACGACGCGCGGCACACTCAAGAGCAAGCTAGCGTAGTCGTAGCTCGGCAGATCAAGCTAGACGCGAAGAAGGCAGGAGTCGCTGGCTTGCTAGCTAGCGCAGCGGTTGTAGTGGTAGCAGCGATCAAGGAGTTGATCATGGGGTGGTAAGATGCGGAGATACATCTTTCAGGTGCTTGTGGCCATCGACCAGTTGTTGAATACCCTGACTGGCGGGTATCCTGACGAAACCATTTCATCTAGGCTCGGCAAGAACAAGCACAAGAGTCGCGTGGCGGCTTTCATCTGCGCCGTGCTAGATCGGATCGACCCAGGCCACTGCGAAGAATCGATCGAGGAAGATGAAGGGTAGGGGGCTTGCGCCCCCATCCTTATTACTCGACGCTTAGGCACTGCTCGTCTACTTCGACCACTGACGGGAATAACCAGTCTCCATCCTCGGTAAGCACAGCGCCCACACGAATGTCGAACTGAGGCGGTTCCACGAGCCTGTGTACACCACCAGCGTTGTCGGTCACGATGTAGCAGCCTGGGTCTACCGGCTCAGAGCCATTCCCGAGAACATTGATGCCAATAGCCAGCATCAACACTGCACAGGCTGACGCCAAGAAACAAGCTACGAAAGCGAACACCTTGTCTGACTTCATCGGAACTCTCCTCTACTCGCTTGCGTTCTTCCAGAACGTGGCGTAAGCCAGAATCTCGGTCGGCGTACCCCGCATGGCCAACTGCATCATGGCCTCTAGGTGCTTGACGCGCGCCTCGAACAGCAGTGCTCGCACTGCGTCGTTCGGAAGTGTCGTCACTGGCGGGGGCGTTGGAATCGACGGGAACAGGATCATCGTGTTGACGAATGCCATCCACTCTGAGTTGGTGGCATGACCTAGGGTGTACACGCTGACGCCACTGACGCTGTACCGCCCTGCTGTGATCATCTGGTCTACCACGCCCTGCGGTGTAATGGCGTCGTAGCTCTGGATGGTCGGAATGATGGGCTTGCTGTTCCACATGCTACGAAACAGAGCGTTTAGTGAAGCAGCGAACGCCTGCGCCGCCGTTTGACCGAACGCCTTTGGGTACACCATCGGCATCACACCGTCACACTGCTCCGCGCACACCCGTTGGTACGGGTAGTTCGGTCGGTTGCCGCGTGTGTCCAGTGACGCATACAGCGGCTTGTTGCACAGCGAGCGGTACTTGCGGATTAGCTTGAGGGTCGCCGTGCCGTCGTCTGTGTGCCAGCCGCCGTCGCTCTCCTCAAGGTTGATCACCGCGCCCACGCACCCAGGTTGGTTCGCCTGCTCCGCAAGCTGTTGTCCGTACATTTCAGCGCGCGCAGGAGCAGTCTGGTCGCCAGCCCCTCCCTCTGCCATGCGCTCAGCCAGCCAGGGCCAGCCCTTCACGTTGGCGGCGAGTTCGTACTGGCGCATCCCGTACTTGATGATCAGGTAGTCCACCGCTGGCGCGCGAACCATGAGTTGGTCTGGCGTCGGCATGGCGAACTGGTTGATCCACGCGCCCTTCTTCCCTCGAATATCCATGCTAGTCCTCTCTGTCGTTCGGCTGAGGCTCAAGCGCCACGAGACGCTTCACATCCTCGCGGAGCAACTGCGGGAAGCAGTCGTCAACCCACTCACGAATCTCGTCCACCTTCACAGTTACATCGAGCAGGGTGTTGTAGACGAGCGCGGCCTCGTTGATCTTCCTCACGTCGTAGATGCACGTCGCGTCCGCCTTCTTGCCGATGCGTTCGAAGAAGTAGGTGAAAATCTTGATGGCATCCGTGACTTCTTCAATCACGTCCATCAGGTTGTCGCGGCGGTAGCCAGCGTTCCGCTTGCCCTTGCCGTACTTCTTCTCACCTTCTTCCTCTCTCGCCTCGATGAACTCCATGAGTCCCTTGCGCTTCAAGTCGTAGGTGCCACGTCTCTGCGTCAGCGTTGCTTCTCGAACTTCACTCATGCCTTTGCACTCCAATCGTTACCCACCAAAACATCTGCGAGGATGGGAACCCGCGTCTTGTACAACTCCGTGAACGACTCGATGCTCACCTTCACGTCACGGGAGAACTGCTCGCTCTCAACCATTGGCACTTCACTGAGAATCTCGTCGTGAATCTGCAAGCGGAACGCGCCGATGTACAACGTGTGCTTGCCCAACTCACGGGCGAACAAGTCGCCTACGCTACCCTGAATCTTCGCGTTGATGCCCTGCCTTTCTGCGTACTTCGCCTTGCCCCAATTCGGGTCGTTCACATCCTTGAGTCGGCGGCGACGGTTCTCGATGGTAGTGATGTAGCCGTGCGCCTTCATAAACTGCACGACCCCGCCCTTCCATCGCTTGACGGCTGGCCGTCCCGCGCGGATGTTGTCGAGAATCTCCTGCGCCTGATCCTTCGTCAAGTCAACCTCGCCCTCTGTGTCAGCGAATAACTGCATCGAGAACGTGTTGCCGTAGACTTCGTAGACCTCAGCGAAGTTCGCTGTCTTGCCCACGTACCGCGTGATGCCATACTTGTAGGCAGTCTCTTGGTGAAGGTCGCGGTTCGGGTCGCTGTACGCATCCACGAGTGCTGGCTCATTGGAGTAGTGAGCAAGGAACCGCAACTCAATCTGCTTCGCGTCTGCGATAACGAACTTGCACCCAGGCCGAGCGATGAATAGTCGGCGGAACGCAGCCTCGTGCGGGATGTTCTGGAAGTTCAGCGGCTTGCTGCTACTCAACCGACCAGTGCGCGCTGCCGTCTGGTTGAAGTTCGGGTACAGCACCCACACTCCGTCGCTCTCCTCAACGGCCCACTTGATGATGTTGTCGAGGTATGTGCCGACGTACTTCGCGTACTTGCGGCGCTGCCAGATCATCTTGGCGACGGGGTTGCCACTGTGCTTCGCAAGCCATAGCAGGCAGTTCTCGTCCGTCTGCCACTTGCTGGCTACGCGCGAGCCATCCTTCGCCTTGCGCTTCGAACGGAACGGCGGACGCCGTAGCTTCAAGTGCTGGTACAGGAACCAGTCTACTTGAGCAGGGCTTCCGAGATTGACAGTCCTATCCCCCCGAGCGTCACTTGCACCGCATCCGTCGTCAGTGGTGCCACTTGAATCGTCGTCACCTTCGTCAAGCGACGAGGCACCGTGTACACGTAGTCCAGTGAGAGTGTGAACGTCACTGTCGATAGTTGCGATCTCCGAAAGGTAGTGCTCACGAAGTTCCGCAGAGGCATCAAGGTCAACACGGATGCCACGATGTTCACCATCGTACAGAGTGACGAGCAACGGCATCTGGACTTCATGGAAGTTCCTCTCTAGGTCGGGGTTCGCGCGCAAGCGGGCCTCAGCCCACTCCCACACGCGCTTGGTGAACCACACGTCCTCTCCTGCGTACTGTGCCATTTCTTCCACTGGCACTTCGCTGATGTGGCGGAAGCGGTTGCGGGTGACGGGGCGGGCTTCCGTGCCTACGCCAGCACAGCCGTCACACTGCGAGTGGTCACGCCCACGCCATCCCTTACCCGCGCATCGGGTACACTTCCGCGTCTTATATTCGCCTGTCTCCTCTGTCACGCGACCGAGCATCTTCTTGAAGTCGGTCATGGTGTAGCCGAACAACTGCTTCACTGCGTCCTTCAAGCCGTGGCCTGATCCGCTAAAGCGGTTCTCGTCAATGAGGAACAGCGCGAGTGACGGGTCGATGATACGTGCTCGAACAGGGAGCGTCTCGCGTGACGTGAAGTGGAGTTCAAACTTCGCGTTGTACGCAATGACAACGCTGGCCTCGTCTCCGATGTTGCGCTGCAACGCAGCCCTCGCGTACTCAAGTGCTTCCTCTACGAACACGTATGGAACGTCGTCAATCAGTGCGGCGAGCGCGTACCATTTGTCAAGCCAGTGGTACAGGCCCGTCGTCTCGTAGTCCCACACGTCGGCTGTGCTGAGGTCAACTTCCTTCGCTTCCGCCAGCGTCCGAATCAGTCGGGCACGTGGGGGGAACAAGGTCTTTGAACCACTCGTCCTCTGGCCCTGTGTCGATGGGTGGTTCGTTTGCCACGGACTGCGTGGCAGCGTCGCTCGCTGTTGAAACCTCGTTGTCAAACCTTCGCTTTCTTTCGAGCGAGGACACGATACGGTCAATGTCCTGGCGCGGCAGTGGTGGGTCGCACTTGTATTCCGCCCACACGTACATGATAGCGCGCACGTCGTTAGGATGCAAGCCGTTTAGGAGCCTGCCGACGAGCGCCGTCGCCGTGTTGTCCCTGCCACCTTGCGGGCAGGCTTCCGTGAACGTCGTTCCGAACCATCCTTGCTCACGAGCGCTGTGTCCGTCAGCCCGCTGATTGACTTCGCCATATCGAGCGAGGGCAACCGCGAGGTAGGAATCGAACCAATCCTGGGTGACTTCACGGATTGGCTGGTCGCTCCCCAATGCGTACATAGCTCCCGAAGGGTGCTTAGAAGGCGGCGCAATGGCAATTCCCCCGCTACCCCTAATGTCAAGACGCGCTCTAGGAAAGCTACGGTTTCCGACTGCGGTTCCAGTTCGAACTCGAACGTAGTAGTGACGACCCTTCCCTGTGTCCACAGTAAGAGTGTCAACTGAGTTCTCCAAAGCCCGTGCTCTGTCGTCCCAGTCGATAACAACCAGCCCGTCAGATGTAGACCCACCGAGAACGGCGTAGTTGTAGGCATCTGCTGGTTCATCTGCGCCTCCGAACAGGGCTACCGTCGCTTCAAAACCCAGGGGTTCCCCGTAGGCGTAGCCGCGCCATTCGAGGGACGGGAACTTTTCTTGCCGCTTCGCGGGGATGATCTGGACTTGCCGCTCTTGCCACCACCGGACAACGGCTCCAACGGTTCGGGCCTCGTCCAAGGCTGAACGAGCACCCGTAGGTACGCTTCCGCCCCCTTCTGCTGCCGCGCTCGGATTGCGATCTCGACGTGCGAAGGTGAATCGTCCTCCCACATCCCGCACTCCGTCATTGCGTCCAGCAATGTCTTGGTCTTGCCCGTCAGGTTGTCGTTGTCCGTCACGCTGCGAAAGTTCGGCAGGATTTGCTCGATCTCCACTAGGGCGTAGTCGAAAAATGGGAGTGTCGGACATTGTGCCAGTAGCTCCTGCTTGTGAACTGCCTTCCACTTCTCGGTCAGTTCGTTGATGGCCCCCCAATGCAGTCGGCGGCGATGGTTCGTGCCAAGGCCAGAGTCGGGCATTGAGAAGCGGAACTCTAGTCGTTCGTTCTCCACAGTGCTTGCACCCTCGCTACCAGTTGCACGGCGGGTGCGCTTGTGTTCGCGCGCCCGTTGAACTCTAGCGGAAAGCGCGACGGCTCGAACAGCACGAACCCGTGCTTGAGTCCGAAGGCGTACACGTCCGCCGTCATATCGGCGTCGTTCTGGCAGTAGTGGACGACGCTATCGAAGTCGCCACGACGCCACCGCTTCACTGCTTCTCGTCCATCCTCGTAACCAGCGGACTTCTCCGCGTCGATGGTCGGGCGCGCTGTGCTCACGAGGCTGATGATGTGTGGCCCGTACTTGTCGTTGATGCCGCAAGCCTTCTCCATCAGCACCTTCACGTCGAACGTGCGCTCGTTCAGGTGGGCCAGCTTGTCTGGCGTGTCACCCGCAATCACGGGGTTGTCAAAGCGCAGCCCGTTGAAGTTGACTACTCGGTCGTACTTCATTAGGTACTCAAGCAACCGCTGGCGAGCGTCGCTACTGTTGTGCGAACTGAATGCGCGCTTGATGCCGTCGTTGTCCGTGGTGCATCCGACCGTGAAGCCGAACCCGAACGGGTTGTCCCATCCGCCCTGCACTTCGTGAGATAGGCGCTCGCTCTCTACGTCGAACGCTACCCAGGTTGGTCGCTTCGGGCTGCTCATGGAATCGTCCCTTCAATCAGGAGCACGTCCGCCGCGCTCAGTTCCTTCATCACGGGTTGCGCGTACCACTCACACGCGAATGTCTGGCCACTCGGCTCCCGCTCAGCAGGACTCCGATAGTGGAGCAGGGGAACCAGAGTCGGGAACGCTAGCTGTAGGCCGCTTGATGTTTGCTTCGCCCACATTGTCTGCCTCGTACTGCAACGCGACTGCCAGTGACAGGGCGTACACCGCCAAGTCCCTGCATGTGTCGATGGCGCTCTCGAACTTCGGCTTGCCGTCCGACCACACTAGGTTGTCGAGGCGGAAGAACTTGTCAGCGATACGTGGCACGATGCCCTTCGGCCCGTGGAACCCCATGCTGCTGCCGTAGTCCTTGCGCTTCGATGTGACCAGCGCCACCATATCCTGCGCCTCGCGCTCGAACATGGTCAGGTAGTAGGCGTCGTTCTCAAGTGCGAATGCTGGTGTCCTCACGGTCGCCCCCTGTGCAACTTGCCTTCTCGCCAATAGAAGTCGCCGTCGCTGGTTGCAATCGGCTGCTTCCGTTCTCGCCACAGCCAGTTCAGGTACAGCACGAACCCTTGCAGCGCGAAGCCGATCAGGTTGCTGGCGATGAACACTCGGTCGTGCCGCACGATGGCGTACACGAGATAGCTAGCTAGCCCCGCCTCTATCGCTGCCGTACCGCTGAGCGAGAGGCCAGTGGCTCGCTTGCTAGCTAGCATGTGGATCAGTTGTGGGATTCTACTGCCGTGGATAAGTAGTAGGCCGAGCCATCCGAACAATTCGTAGTCCATGTTCCCTTTCTAGCAGTTGCCCTCGCAACCGCCGCCCGCTGTTCGTGGCTTGCCGCAAAGATAGCAGTTGCCTAAGCCGCTGTTCGACTTCCTCTCTGGTAGGGTGTCGCTTGCGCGGCCAACCTGGGTGCGCGGCTGCGGACTGCGCTCTAACGGCTGCCCAATAGCCTGCGTGACCCTTCCGGCAGGCAGGGCACCCCTTGATTGTATGCCCCCTTGGTTTGGGTCGAAGCCCGCAATACGCTGTGGTAGGATTGGGATGGAAAACAACACGATGTTGGGCTTCTGCCATTTTTCCCCTTTGACTGGCTTGCCGCCGTCAGGATGCGGTTCCTTTTCCATATTGGCGGCGTGAACTGCGTCCCACACGGGCTTCGGATCGATGCCCGCCTCAGCGAACGTGCCGAGCGTGACGTACATCAGGTCAACCAACTCGGCGCAGATTTGCTTGAGGTAGTTCTCGGTGATGGCCGCGCTCTTGGTGAAGTAGCGCGACGTGCTGTACCGCTCGTAGTCCGAGAACGCGTGGCAAACTTCCTTCCACTCCTCGTCCATCAGTGCGCGCCTGCGACGCAGCACCTTCACGGTCATGCCCTCGCCAATCGGCGAGCGCATCTTACCGTGGAAGTTCAGTACATCGGTAAACCAACTCATACCTTGAATGCCTTTCGCAACTGCCTCACCGATACGTCGAGTTGGTCGAGCGCGTAGGACACCGCTCGCTTGGCGTCCGCGTCTCGGCACCGACGAAGATTCTCTTGCGCGTCCCACAGTTGGGACTTCGCACGAATCAGTCGCCTGATGGCGAGGCTGATGGTGTCGTCTCTGCTCACCAGTTCCCCACCTTTCCCGTACCGTCGATGAACTTCAAGTGGGCCGTACCCATAGGCCCGTCCTGTTGCTTGAGCACCACAACGTCCATGCTCTCGTTCAGCGGTGGCAAGTTGCCGTCGTCGTCCGCAGGCATCTGCCCGTTGAGGATGTAGTAGTCCTGACGGTACAGCGCGAGCACGGCGTAGGCCACTTGCTCGATGCTGCCGCTGTCTCTGAGGTTCTGTAGTGCGGGAATGAACGGCGGCTTCTCCTCACCCGCGCGGTTCAACTGGCTGGCCAGTACACACGCTACGTGGAGCATCTTCGCTGTGTCTCGCACGACCTCGACCATCGTACCGATCTCCCTCTCACGTCCACCACCCCAAATCTTGCCGTCCGGTCGCATGATGTGAAGGTAGTCGATGAACATCACCTTCAACCCGTGTAGGTCACGGTGCTTGTGCATCGTCTGCGCGATCATGTTGGGCGTCATGCCCGCTGTGTCCTGCACGTAGATGGGGAGCTTGGCCAGTCCGCGCAACGTCTCCGCGAACAACTGCACCTGAGCCTCACTCATAGGCATCTGGTTGCGGTAGTGGTAGGCGTAGTCGATGCCCGCCTCTTGGTACGCTAGGCGTTCCAGTAGGCGCGCAGCCGACAACTCCAATGAGAACACGGCTACTGGTGTGCCTTGCCGCGCAATGTTGACAGCAAGGTTCTGCATGAAGGTGGTTTTGCCCATGCCTGGGCGTCCGCCGACGACATAGAGCAGTCCTGGGAGCAAGCCACCGCCGCGCAGAAGGTTGTCTAGCTCCTGCCATCCCGTGCCGATACCGTATCGCTCAGTGACGTTCTGAGCGCGCCGCACGAGTTCGCCCCCGTGCTTCCGCGCAACCTCGGCTAGGGAGAACAGGTGCGGAGTACCTTCTTGAAACTCCACGTTCACTCTCCTCTCTCACTTGACTATACCTCGCTTGTCAAGGCTCCCTAGACTAGCGAGTGGAAGGCGCGCTCTTGCTCGGCGCACCGAACGCACACATCTTCCTTCTCCCCGTCAGGGCGCACGTTGCATTCATCCAGCGTCAGCGTCTCGAAGCAGATGCAGCACACGATACACTGATGCTCGCTGCGGCGCTTTCCGTGGAACAAGCAGGTGGGATCGATTGTGTCGCTGAATCTCATGGCGATCCTTTCGAACAACGACAATCCCGCTCCCATTTCTGGCTCATGCCAGCGGGTGGCGGGGTTGTTTCATATGGAGGCGCTTGTGAGAATCAAACTCACGATCCCTGTTTTGCAGACAGGAGCCTTAGTCGCTTGGCTAAAGCGCCGTGGTGGAAGCAAGGAGAGTCGAACTCCTGTCCAGCAACACTCCGACGTGCGGTTCTGCGTCGCTGTCGAACCCGTCTGCCCCCGTGGTACACCGTGTAGGATTCGAACCCACCCTCGCAGCTTAGAACACTGCTACGCCATCCAAGACGAACGATGCTGGAACACCCTAGAGGATTCGAACCCCCGACCTTCGCGTTCGAAGCGCGCCGCTCTATCCACTGAGCTAAGGATGCTGGTGACTTGAGGCGGACTCGAACCGCCGACCTTTCGGGTTTCAACCGAACGCTCTACCAACTGAGCTATCGCGTCTGGTCTGTCGTCGTGGGATCGAACCACGCTTGAGCGGGTTTACAGTCCGCGTCGTTCCGCCAGAACTCTACCGACAGTGGGGTGATGAACGAGGATCGAACTCGTACCAGCAGGTTCACAGCCTACCATGCACAACCAGTACACTATCAACACCGTGGAGCCATCGCAGAGAGTCGAACTCTGTGGCTGCCCTTACAAGGGGCTGCACGCACCGTGCGCGAGGGCTGGTAGCGGAGACGAGGATCGAACTCGCCTTGTCAGGTTATGAATCTGATGTGCTCACCAGAGCACCACTCCGCAGTGGTAGCAACCGCCAGATTCGAACTGGCACCTGTACGGGTTTTGAAGCCGTTGCCTCTGCCGTTGGGCTACGTTGCCGTGGAGCCACGCCTGAGAATCGAACTCAGTCTTGAGACTTACCAAGTCCCTGTGCTAGCCGTTGTCACTAGCATGGCTGGCTGAGGGTCTAGGATTCGAACCCAGGTAGGGAGTTTCAAAGGCTCCCGTCCTACCATTAGACGAACCCTCAGTGGTGCGAGATCGGAGGATCGGACTCCGGTTTCCTGCTTGGAAGGCAGGCGTGATAGCCGCTACACTAAACTCGCTGGCGGAACGTGAAGGAATCGAACCCTCAAGGCTTTCACACCCTGCCGTTTTCAAGACGGTTGCACACGCCAATGTTAGACGTTCCGTGATGAGTCTCATTACTGGAATCGAACCAGCCCCCGCTAGCAAGGACAGCCATGTAAAGACCCGTGGGGCCATCGGAGAGAATCGAACTCTCAAGCCGTCTTTACGAGGGACGGCGCTCGCCTTGAGCGAAGGCTGGTAGATCATCGGAGAGTCGAACTCCGGTTGCGGGTTTGAAAGGCCCGCGTCCTACCGTTAGACGAATGATCCTGGCTGTTCCTCATGGATTCGAACCATGATTTCGGGGTTCAGAGGCCCGCGTCCTACCGTTAGACGAACGAACAGTGGCGGAAGATAGAGGATTCGAACCCCTGGCCCGAATTCACGGGCTACAGTTTAGCAAACTGCTGCGATCGGCCACTCTGCCAATCTTCCTGGTGCTACGGGCGAGAGTCGAACTCGCAACCGGACGGGTAAGAGCCGCCTGCTCTGCCAATTGAGCTTCCGAAGCTGGTATTCCTTAGTGGACTCGAACCACTGACCTCGACCTTCGCGGGGTCGCGCGCTATCCAACTGCGCTAAAGGAACTGGCACTCCATCAAGGATTCGAACCCTGATCCTACGGGTAACAACCGCGTATCCTACCATTGAACGAATGGAGTGTGGTGGAGAATCGGAGACTCGAACTCCGCAATTCTGCTTGCAAGGCAGATGGTTTCCCTGATAGCCTAATCCCCCGTGGTGCATCGTGCGTGAATCGAACACGCGCCTCGACGTTGGCAACGTCACGGTCTGCCGCTAGCCCAACGATGCTGGTCAGAGTACGAGGAATTGAACCCCGTCCCGATGGCCCCAAACCACCTGTGCTGCCGTAACACTTCACTCTGTGGTACACTCGGCACGACTCGAACGTGCGACCCCCGATGTATCAGATCGGTGCTCTAACCATCTGAGCTACGTGTGCTGGTACTTCTCGCAGGAATCGAACCCGCACCCAATTGCGTGTAAAGCAACTGCTCTGCCTTCGAGCTAGAGAAGCTGGTACTTCGTAGCGGAGTTGAACCGCTGTCGCCACCTTGAGAGGGTGGCGTCCTAACCACTAGACGAACGAAGCTGGTACAGAATACAGGAGTCGAACCCGTATGCCTTGCGGCGCTGGTTTCTAAGACCAGTGTGTCTGCCAATTCCACCAATTCTGCTGGCACGGCGTGTAGGAATCGAACCCACGAAGGCGAGATTTGGAGTTTCGCCACCATCCAATGGACTCCGCTGGCGCTATCGACGGGGATCGAACCCGCTGCTTCTCGCGTGACAGGCGAGTGTGCAATCCAATACACTTCGAAAGCGCGATTGTGGTTACTCAGTATCGGCAACAGCGCGCATTCGTGCCTATCTGTCTGGCCACCTATGTATGTTAGCACATTTCGTGAGGGGCTGTCAAGGGCCAGTGTATCTCGCCTTCTGTTCTATGCCGTAATCCCCCTGTTGGCCATCCTACGCCTTTGCGTCCTAGTCCATGCTTGCTACCCGCTAGGACTCGCACCCCGCAGCCTGTACCCCGTTTCAATCATCCGCTACTCGTCTCTGTTGGCATGACCTGGGTGGGCATCCATGCCACACCCGCCGACCTTCTTCATTGTCGGTGCGTTGCAAGCGGTGGGCGATAATTCCTCTGGCGAGTCGGTGGTATCACGGGGGGTTGCATCCGCGTACCCTTCCACCTATCGCCAGCTACGACTCCTGTACCCCTGACACCCTCACAGTTTGATGAAGCTCGATGGCAGCCGTAGGCACAGGCCCGCCAAGAAACTCCGAAAGATCGGCAGCATCGATCCCGTCAGAATCGGCCTCGACCTCAGCACATGCTCGCTGAAACTCAGCGGCGAACGCATCTTGCCACACCTGGGAGGTGAGCCACGCTAGCAGGCGGGCTACGATGTGTGCGTCGTTGATGAAGTAACCTTTGTCTGTTGTGAACCCTTCCTCTGGCCCACGGAACACGATGGCGAACGCTTCGTCCGCGTCCATGTTGCCGGGGTGTGCGACGTAGGTGGGTTGCAGCGGGGGAATACGAAAGATTCTCTCGCTCTCCATCTACTTCGCCTCAGCAGGCTTCCAGTTGCAATAGCCGCCGTCCGCCTTTCGCTCGCTGCACGAGTAGAACACGCCGTTCCGACCGTTCTTCTGCTTCACGGGAACGCCGTGGAACGGGCAGTTCGGGAGGTTCAGCGCAGCGGGCGCTGGCTCAAGCGGCTTGCCTGCGGGCGCTGGCACCCCTGCGATGCCGCGCGGCTCGAACGTGACGAACAGCGGCTCGCCCGATTCGTCCAGCTTGGCAGCGAGAGTCGAAAGGAAGTCGCTCATGGCTTCCTGATACGTCTTGCTGTCGTCGGCGCTAATGGTCGTCTCGCCTGCGAACTTGTCGCCCGACACGACGACATTGAAATACACCTTGGTCGAGAACATCAGTTGCTCCTTGCCTTCGTCCTTGTTGCGTGGCAGTTGGCACATACCAACTCACACTTGTCCAACTCTGCTGTGACCTTCGCCCAAGCGTAGCCAAGCATATTGCCCACGTTACACGTCTTTCCTAGTTCGGGAAGATGGTCGAACTGGAAAACTTCTGGCCGTGTAAGGTCGTCAAACCCACAATCGAGACACTTCCCGCCCTTGTAGGCGATGGCCTTGAGTTTGTTGTCTCGAATCCTTTGCATGACACGAGGTAGCCTCTCTGCCTTATGCACCCTGTACCATGCTTGATTGTATGCCTTCCTGTCGAACATGCTTGATACCTCTGTTGAAATCTTAGCACATTCAACAACGCTGTGTCAAGGGCGGCACACTTCCACGAACGGACAGCGTACACACTTCCAGTGCTTGTCGCCATCTTCCTTGAGCGGTACTTCCCTGTACTCCTGAATGACGGCGATCAGTTCGTCCTGCTTCTCGGCGGTGTCGGCAGGGAGCATGGGGGCAACGCGCTCGTAACTTTCTGCCAACATGCGGAGTCGTTCTTCGACGTAGCTGCCGTCGTAAGGCACGAACTCCTCGTACAGCCTGCTGTCGTCCTTGCTGTACACGTAGAAGTACATGCCCTCAGTGGCGATTGGCACCGCACCGTCGATGGCGGCTGCGGCCAGCGCCTCTGGCACGTCGGCCATGTTGTCGATGCGGTACGACTGGTACTCCTCGCGGTTGTTGATTAGCTCAAGGTATCCTAGCGCCTGCGTGAAGTAGGACTCGTATACCTGACGCACCGCACGGTACGACTGGTCGTGGATGTTGATCGGGTCGAAGCTGGCGAAGCCTGACTTCATCACCGACCACTTGCTCTCACCCGCTGCCGCCAGCCACTCGTCAAACGAGCGGGAGTTGGCAGACTTAGCATCGAACAGCCACAGCTTGTCATTCATCAGGATGAACCCGTCGGTGTGTCCCTCTCTCGGCGGGCCACTACCGACAAGCTGCTTCTGCTTCCCGACGATGGTGTAGCCAGCGACCTGTTCGATCAGGTAATACAACTCCTGCTCGATCAGGTTCCCTAGCCGCCACGTCAGCAGCGTCCGTCCAGGCGGCGGGTTGCCCCGTGAGAAGCCCGAGATACCGAACAACTGCTGTGCGGCACAGTTACCGATGCCGCTGATGCTGAACCCGTCCCGATTTCGGAAGGACTGGTCAGCCTCTAGCTTGGCGAGTGCTTCCGCCAGAGGCGACGGGTTCCTAACTGTAATGGAAGGTGTAGCCGCCTCGGAAGTCTGCGTTGGCGCTTGGTCGGAAGCCCTTGCGACGCGCCGCGACGCGCGCCGTGGCTTGGGCGGTGCTTCGGGTGCGGCCTTGCGTGAACGAGTCGATGTGCTTGCACGTCTTGCCATTTGCTACCTCACCCCCCGTGAAGCGGAACTTCGGGCAGTCGCAGCGGTACACGAAGAACCGCTTGTCAACGTACACCGTCTCGATCTCGTACCAACCGCTGCGGCCTCGGAAATCGTCCGTGTCCACCACTTCGTATGTGTGCGTCTCCGCAATTTCGGGAGTCACCTCGCGAGGCCGACGTGCCACCACAGGTGGGTGTGCAACATCCAGTGCCGCAAGCGCATCGCGCGCAGTCGCCAGCTTGTTGATGGCTTCACTGTAGCCTAGGCAAACCACATTCAGGCGGCGAACCGTTGCTTCCTCATTCGCAAGACGCTGCTTCGCCTGATACAAGTCAGCCTCTACGCCCTTTCGCTTCGACTGCTTCTCCTCAATTTGATTGTTGAGGTTCGCAATCTCCGACTTGAAGTCCATGCTCACTCCTTCTAGCTAGCTACGCTAGCTTCCCCTTGACAGATGTGTTACCCTCAGCTAACTAGCTCGCTTAGCTAAGCTAACTAGCTTGCTTGTATGTGTAGAGCTTAGCTCGCTAGCTAGCTGCGTTAGCCTTGCGAATCAAGGCGCGGGGGACGCAGAGGATCATGCTCGTGTCGAGTTCGAAGTCGAGCATCCCCGTTAAAAGTGTAGCGTAGTCGTCAAGGCCATACACCTCGACCCTGTGACCGTTACTGACAGCACGGTGGCAGGAGTCTTTTGTGCCGTTGGTGATCACACCCTTCGGGAACACAGCGATTACCAGCGTGTCGTCGCCCTGCGCCTTGGCCCTGTTCAGTTCGCGCACCATTTCGGCGTTGCGGGCGATTCCTGCGCCGCGCTTGTACGGGCCGTCCCAATCAGGGTTGAAGCCCTCGATGCGCGCAAACTTGAGCCGCTCTGCCGCCTTCTTGGCCGCTCGATCCACACCATGGGCGTACCCGTGGATCAGGCGCGCTGCGGCGGGTCGATAGCGGCGAAAGATGTTGGCCATCGTCGTCTCCGTCCACTCCCTTTCAGCCGCCGTCAGGCTGTGGCTCCCTGTCACCATGATTGTCAACATGCGAATCTCCTTCTGTAACGTCCGTGTCAAGACCTAGCTGCTTCCACAACGCCTTGGCACAAGCCACCAGCGTCGGTGTGTGTTCGGGCTTGGCGTACTTCACGAGCATCAACGTCTCGTCGTACTCGCGCGTCGCCGTGCGCCACTCCTCGATACCGAGCGGCATTGTCTGCACACCCGCCTTGACATGGCGCTTGCGGTACAGCTTGTACGCCTCGCCTTCACTTAGGATGGCAGCGGTGCGCGCTCGTGTGTGTGCCGTCAACTGCACCCCGCACCACGCGCAGTAGTCAACCTGGATGGCGACGTATGAGAACTGTCCTGCGATTGCCAGCATCACCATGCGGAAGCGCTCGCCCGTCGCCGTGTCTAGTGCGTCGTCATGCAAGTAGTAGTACGGCGGCGGGTCTGTCATGCGGTTCATGCCTTCGCACAGGTGAAAGACACCGCTTGTCTCGTTCATCGCATCACCCCCACAATGTCGAGTCCGAAATGCAAGGCCAGTACCACGTAGGCTAAGATGCTCACATTGTCGTGAAACCCGCTACCATGCTGGTGCTTGTCGAACAAGTCAAGCACGATATGGAAGGCTAACACCGGAAGTACCGCCCACGTTAGGAGTTCGAAAATCATGCGCCCTCGATCCCACGGTACTTGCTCTCGCTTAGCAGTCCCTCGATGATAAGCTGCTGCACGAGTAGCACACACCCGCAGTGCTTGCAGAAGAACCTATTGCGCTTTTCGTCGTGCTCGTGGGGTTGCATCGCCTTGCACTCGAAGCACCAGTGCGTCAACGGGTTCAACGCGATTAGTTCCCACGGTTCGAGGTCTAGCCGCACCTTCCTAGAGGACGTTGTTAGCGCGAACTTCATCGTCCACTCTCCTGTTTGTGCGGCCGTCCAGGTCGTCAAGGGGCATGAAGCACACATCGACCGAGCCATCCTCGTCGTTAGGAATCACAAAGCAGTATGTGTCGAACGCGCCAGCCTTGTAATGCTTCTTGTCCGTCGTCAGCGACACCAGCGGGTTGCTCGTGTCCTTGTTCCAAGACAGCTTGACTTGCACCGTCGCCGTCTGTCCGTCCTTCTCACAGATCAGGTCGAACACGCACCCCGCAGCGGTGAAAGCGACGTTCCAACCCTGGCCCATGATGTACGCAGCGGCGATGATCTCAGCGGCGTAGCCGCGCCTGATACCGTTCGGCACCTTGAGGATCAACTCAGCGGCGTTCATCGGCAGCCCCCC